CCAATGCTGAAAACATTAGCGATCTTAATATGGCGATTAGTTATAGTAGTGGCCAATATATGGTTACAAGTTCTGCACTTAACCCTATATCAATTCTCATTGTTGGCGGCGGCGGTGCTGGAGGCACTTCTGCGACTGCTAATACAGGAGGCGGCGGCGGTGCTTATCTTAATGGAGGGTCAGGCATTGTCATCATTAGATACGCTGGTGCTCAAAGAGGAACGGGCGGCACATACACTTCAGTAGGTGGGTATTCGATTCATACTTTTACGTCTTCAGGCACTTATGTCGGTTAAGGAAAAAATATGCCAAGAGTAAACGGGGGAATCATTGGGACAAATAACACGCCATCGCAATCATTAGCGACAGGGGTTTGGAGTCTTCAGGAGCAACAAGAATATCAAGGCGCATCACTATGGCCTTTGAATACATACGCTATTGAATTGCTAGTCGTTGCTGGCGGCGGCGGTTCTAGTACTGGTGGTGGTGGTGCGGGAGGACTTCTTTACTATGGTGCTGAAACGCCAAAGAGTCCTAATGGCTCTGCAATATCAGTTTTATCGGGAACTGCTTACACAGTTACGGTAGGTGCTGGAGCGGCGGCTGGGTCTAACAATGGCAACAATTCTGTTTTTGGTTCATACACGGCAACAGGAGGAGGCTTTGGTGCTTCCTCATCATCGGTTGGTAATGGCGGCTCAGGTGGCGGTGGCTACTATGGCTTGAGATCAGACGGATTAGTGTTTGGTCCTCGTAGTCCCGGAACTGGTGTATCAGGACAGGGATTCGCTGGTGGTCCTTATTCAGCCCCGTCTCCCCCTCCTTCAAGTTCTTACGCAGTGGGAGCAGGAGGCGGTGGTGCTTCCGCAGTAGGATCAACCAACGCAGGGGGAAATAATTGGACTGGCGGTAATGGTGCGGCTGGCTTGCAATATTCAATTAACGGTACGGCTACTTATTACGCAGGCGGTGGCGGCGGTCAAGGCTTCTATACATCTCCCGGAGGGACTGGTGGTTCGGGCGGGGGCGGCAATGGCTCCCCATCTTATACCGCCGGGGCAATCAACTCAGGCGGGGGCGGTGGAGGCGGCGGGTCTTCCGCAGGGGGATCAGGCGTAGTGATCTTGAAATATTTTGGAGCACAAGCAGGGACTGGTGGCACTGTTACCTCTTCAGGCGGTTACACAATTCACACTTTCACTTCATCGGGGACATACACAGCATGAGTCATTTTGCACACCTAACTAATTGGATCGTCGATGATGTCATCGTCGCAGAACCAGAGTTCTTCGAGACCTTTGTGGACACCTCACCTGGTGAGTGGATTCAAACCAGCTACAACACCCAAGGTGGTGTTCATGCCAATGGTGGTACTCCACTGCGCAAGAATTTCGCAGGAATTGGCTATACCTATGACCGAGTGCGTGATGCCTTTATTGCTCCCAAGCCCTTTGCCTCCTGGATTCTTAACGAGACCACCTGTCTCTGGAATGCTCCGGTGCCGATGCCCACGGATGGCGCGCCCTATACCTGGGATGAGTCTTCGAAGAATTGGATCGTCCCAATATCGTGACAGAATAAATAGGGTCTGATACTCTTACCACGAGGAACTACCAAATGAGCCTGTCTAAACCCACGACCCGCGCAGAACTCAAAGAACTCTGTCTGCGCAAGCTCGGCGCGCCCGTCATTGAAATCAATGTGGCCGATGAACAACTCGATGATGCCATCGAAGAAGCCCTGTCCTTCTGGCAGGACTATCACTTTGATGCCACGGAGAAAATCTATCTGAAGCATCTGATTACGGCCGAGGATGTGGTGCGCAAGTGGATTCCCATTCCTGAAGCGATCCTGGGCATCGTGAATATGCTTCCCATCTCAGAAACGACCTCGACCTCCAATATGTTTGATCTGCGGTATCAGATGCGCCTGAACGACCTGCAATCTTTTACCTCGGTTTCGGCACTCTCCTATACCATGACGATGCAGCATCTCTCGACGCTGGAGCTCATGTTTTCTGGCGTTCCACAGTTTCGCTTTCAGCGGCATCAGGATCGTCTGTATCTGGACTTCGATTGGGCCGAACACCTGCCGCTGGGAACCTGGGTCGTTCTCGAATGTTATCGCCGACTCCTGCCCGAAACCGTGACGCTGACAGGAACGGGCGCCATCGCCAATACCTCCAATGTCATCACGGGCACCTCCACGGTCTTTGATTCGGAACTGATTGTCGATGATTATCTGACCATCAATGGCGCCGAAACTCGCATCACGGGCATTACCTCAGCGACCTCGATCAATGTGACGACCACCTATGCGGCCACGACCACAGGACTGACGATGACGCAAGGCGGCTTCTCAGACCTCTGGAATGATCGGTATCTGATACGGTATACGACTGCCCTGATCAAAAAAGTCTGGGGAAACAATAGTAAGAAATTTAGCGGCGTCCAGCTTCCAGGTGGCGTCACGCTGAACGGCCAACAGATCTTTGATGAGGCCCTTCTGGAGATTCAGGGCCTGGAAGAAGAGATGCAGCGCATGAATGTGCTTCCCTCTAATCTGATGGTAGGATAACACGTCGTTCTCAAGGAGTGATCATCATGGCCTATAGCGACAAAGTCATCGAACATTTCACGAATCCCCGCAACATGGGGAGCTTCAAGAAAGATGAACTGGGCATCGGCACCGGCATGGTGGGGGCCCCAGAGTGTGGCGATGTGATGAAGCTGCAAATTAAAGTTGAAGATGATCTGATCGTCGATGCGAAGTGGAAAACATTTGGGTGCGGATCTGCCATTGCCAGCTCCAGCCTCGCCACCGAATGGCTAAAGGGCAAAACATTGGACATGGCCCAGAAGATTAAGAATACCGACATCGTGCAGGAGCTGAACCTGCCGCCGGTGAAGATCCATTGTTCCGTTCTTGCAGAAGATGCGATCAAAGCCGCCATTGCCGACTACCAGAACCATAGGCCGACCGCCTGATGCCGACAAATTTTTTCTTCAATAACTTTCCCTCCACGCAGGTCACCTCTGAGCAATTGCTCGTGGAAGATCTGGTGATTGAATCCATGAAAATGCATGGCATGGATGTCTTTTATCTGCCCCGCGAATCTCGCTCCTCCATTGACTATCTGTATGGCGAAGATCCCATGAAGTCCTACACCCAGGCCTTTCCAATCGAGATGTATTTGGAAAATGTGACGGGCATGGACGGCGAAGGAGATTTTATCTCCAAGTTTGGCTTGGAAATTCGGGATGAAGTGGCCATGCTGGTCGCCCGGCGCCGATTTAAGTATGCGCTGGCCTCGATGGAACTCGTGCGACCCCGCGAAGGCGATCTGCTCTATTTTCCCCTGTTTCAGAACTTCTTTGAGATTACCAAGGTCGAACATGAAGACAATCAGGCGATGATGTATACGCTGGGTCGTGGACGAGACACGAATGTCTATCTGTTTGCGCTGAAACTGAAGAAATTTGTCTTCTCGAATGAGAAGATTCTCACGGGGATCGAAGAAATTGACGCCGCCATTCGCCCCGCCTATCCGAAGACGCGCATCACGCTGACTGCCGGAGGGACGGGGACCTGGGATGTCGCCAACACTGAAACCGTCTTTATCGGGTCCAACGTCGCCACGTCCACGATGTCGGCCACGGCCATTTTCTATCGATCGTCCAATCGGGCCCTCGATGTCATTCTGAGCACTGGCACGATCACCGCCGGCCTCACGCTCAAGGGCGCCACCTCCAATGCACACTGGGTCGTGACCTCGACAGACGTCGATTCTCCCATGGATGAATCCCTCGAACAGATTGATGATAATAAAACGATTGAAACGGACGCAGATGCGATTATCGATTTCTCAGAATCGAATCCGTTTGGAGTGCTCTAAATGTTCAGTAATGATCCGTTCTACCATCGTCTTATTCGCCGCTACGTCACGGTCTTTGGGACGCTGTTTAATAATTTGTACCTGGTGCGGCATTCAACGGATGGGGTGACCAAATTTGAAAAGATGAAGGTCCCGCTGGCCTATGCGTCCAAGGAAAAGTTTCTGGCCAGACTTCGATCAGATCCTCAATTCAACAAGTCCACGCTGATCAATCTGCCTCGCTTGTCCTTTGAACTGTCGGGCATCTCCTATGATCCGTCGAGAAAACAGCAAACGACGCTCAAACAGTTCTATGCTAACACGACGACCAATATCACGTCCTCGCAGTATATCGCCGCG